CCAGCGAACACTGCTGGTGCTCCATCCCATTTAACAGTTGCTGTCACTTTAGTCTTTGAGTTGCCAGCCAACATGTCACGTAGATCACGTAGGAAGTTTATTGCTTTACGAGTGCCTTCAACACCACCATCAAATACTAAATCTTCCACATGAGTCATGTGGGTATTCTTTTGTTCTACGATATAATTCTTTAGTGTTTTCATTTAATAACTTTTACAGATCCATCTGGGTTTGCATAGAACGCTTCGAACTTAATGTTCTTAAATTCTGTTCGTAGTTTTAAGAACTCTCGTAAGTTACTCATCGAATCATCAAACAATCTCACTTTACTGTAAAGATTTGTAGACAGATATTTTCTAACGATGATCACTTTCTTTATTGCTGGAATCTCATTTCCTACTAACTCACCTGCTCTTTCAACACGAACACGATCAATGTCGAAACCATATTTACGGAAAGTTGCTAGGAACTTATCTCTGTCATCAAAGTTTGCACGAGCAGTGATGATAATAACTTTACTTAGAGGATTCTTAACTGAGTTAGTCAAGATCGCTTTTGCTTTCGCTAACATTCTACCAATCGGTTTACTTTCATGATAGAACTTATGTGCATCTCTAAACTCGGAGAAGTCAAACGATTCTCCGTCACCTAATGTGTAGTTGTTAAACTCTTGATTGGTAAGTTTGGTGATCGTCTTACCATCTTTGACAACTGCGATTTGAGCAGTGGTGTGGAACAGAGTGTCATCGATATCGAATATCGTTAGACTCCCAGTCGGTTCTTCTACCGCTTCTTCTATGTATTCTCTAAACCTTTTCATACCTTAATTATACCGCAAATTGCAATTAAAGACAACAATAACCCCACAGACTTGAGGGGATTATAAGGTGTTGTTTTCATGTCTTATTTAAGGCTAAATGCCCCTACTACACCCTTATGTGGACCAGAGGATCCCTTAACTGTCATCGTAGCCACGTTCATAACCTTACCAGTCTTCTTGTGTGTTCCTTTGATATTGACAGCGATACCACCACTATGATGTACGTGAAGGTTTTCAAAGTTATCTAGATGATCGTTAGCAATTTTATCAGCATGTTTTACGATTGGTTTTGACGAACCATCATCCTGAACATGAGAATGTGCAACTGTATGTGGGATAATTGTTGGCGCAGAAACATGGTCATTAATTACTTTACGTAATGTTTTGTCATCATGTTTTGCCAAACCTTCAGCGAACTTTTTAGCAACAGCTTGTTTGCCAACTAGAGCAGATGCTTCTGCTTGAGAAGCACGAGTTTTTGCTTGTTGTAAAAATTCATCAGGATTCTTATGTTTATCGTGAGCAGAAACAAACATCTCTAGATGTTTATGTAGATTCTTTTCTTTACCAGATAACTTTCTGCCCATAGAAGTAAGAGCAGAAAGACGTTCATGTTCTTTTCTAGCTGCATCAATACCCATAACATCTACTTTGTATTGTGAGTGTCGTTCTTCAGCAGAGCCATGATATCCTAACTTTTCCATGCCAGCGTGATGTGCTTTCATGTTTGCGTTTAAAGATCCAGATGGAAGATTCGCAGTCTTTTCCATAGACTCAAGTCCAGGATTGCGATAGTTTGGTTCTTTGTTTGTTCCGTACTTTGCAGAAACACCATGATGTCCAATCGGTTTACCATTCTTATCATGAATAGTTAAAATCAAATCAGCGTTTGAGTTGACATCCTTTACACCAGTTGTCTTTTCATGATCTCCAGGTTTCTTCTCTGTGTCAGCATTGGATGTCCAATGTACATTGCCAATTGTATGTCCAGCTTTGATGTGTCCTGCATCTGCTAAATGTTTCTTTAAGGCATCAGCAGTAGATTTAGAATGCGAATCAATCTCGTTGTATGCTGCATCACCAATCTTTTTCTTCAAACGATCGTGAACCTGTTGGGGTGTACCAGCATGGTCTTCGTTCTCAGATTCTGAACGATGGTGTTCAGGTAAAGTATTATTTGGGTGAAGATGCTTTGATAATAGTAGTTCGTGCAACTTACCTTTGTCATCTGACGATACTGCACTACTGAGTGCTTTCTCTACTAGAAGTTTGCTAGTTTCTTCTTTAAGAAATGATTTAAATTTTAACATAGTGGCTCTTACTGTGCATAGATACCTTTACCAACTTCCAAATAAAATTTGGCTTCATTGGCAGGTGGTGGTCTTAGTTTAGTTCTTATCTGAAATATTGGGTCTTGAGTTTTCTTGTCCACAAATATCAGATTGTTCCCTTTTTCTACTACATAAAGAATTGCTTTTTCTTCAATCTCTTTAAAATAGTTAGTAGTAATTTCTTTCACTTTACCTTTCTGAATATCTACAACATCAGCAAGGTCTTCACCAAATATACCCTTTCCTAGAAAAGATAGTGCATCTTTTGTAAATGATTGAGAAGAAGATTTAAGAACAATCTCTTTCTTTAAATCATTATACATAGATGTAATCATCTCAAACTTTGCTTTTTGCTCTATTGGTCCAGTGAAAGGTTTTGATAATCTTTCGTACTTAATTTTAGCATCCCATTTTATATTTAATGCTTCAGCAATGTCAAGCATTCCACGATATGGAGATAAATTAGCAACTGTTACGCTTTCAGACTTAAGAGAGAATGGTATTGTACCACCATGTATCTTCTTACTCTTACCTCTGGCTGTAGCGTATATCTCTAAAGATACATCTCCCTTAATTGCACCGCCACTGGATTCTCCAGCGATACCATCTGCAATTACGTTGAAGTCTACAACCTCGCCAACATTATTATCTAAAAACTGATTAACAGCAACAGTCACTCTTCGGCTAAATGATCCATAATCAATTGCTTTAACTAGCTGGTCTATTTTCTTATCAATATTACCAATGTCTTTAGAAGAACTATAATAGACTTTGTCATAGTCTTCTCCAAAAGCACCAACAATAGACTCTGGTTTTAGACGCATTTCAAAACCAACATTAAAAATGTCAGGTGGTCTATTACCTTTACTTCTTGTGACACCAGAAGCAATTGTCATTTTAAAACGACCAGTATTGAACAATTTAGTGTCAATCTGGGTTCTTATCTTATTCAGCTTAGTCTTATCGACTTTACCATCTGCAATGAACAAAGCGAGACCGATGGTAAAGATACCTTCGATCACATCGCCTTCGTTTAGTTTACCAGCCATCAATGTCTCCAGAATAAAGATACTCTGGATTATTTAGGTCTTCTGGATGCCCTGATGATTTTCTGATACTTACGATCCCACTTCATAACTTGCTGTAGCAGTTTTGGGATTGCATGATTGTTACGATAATCGTAACCAAATGTACGTAAGATATAGTGGAGGGTTTTTGAGTCTCTGTATTTCTTCGCACGAGAAATAAGATGTTCGGTTTTGATTGTTGGCTTTTTGTCTTTAAAATCTAAAAAGACACAATGTGCGTATGCTTGAATTTCGTCAAACTCAGAAAGATATCTACGCTCTGCATCTTTCTTTGCATGTTTGACTTTCTTGTATGGTAGAACATAGTTGCTCCACTCATCACCTCTTCTATCGTATTGCATAAAGTGTATCAACTCATGCATTTCGACTTGAATTAGTTTGAATTTAAAACGATCCCAGTTTTCTTTATCGAATTTATAAGTGTGGAATTTGTCTGTATGGATGATAAGGATACACTGACGAGTTTCTGGATCGTACTCTCCACCAACAGCAATGTATCTCTCATACTTTTTGGCTTTTGAAGTTTCTGTTCGCCATTCGATCTTTGTTCGCCACTTCTTAAAGTAGTTCGCTAGACCGATCTCGTCATTTACATATTTGTCTAGATCATTCCACACTTTTGCTGGGACAAAAGTAGCCCTAAATGGACGCTCTTGGAAATTGAGCATATCCATCCAGTCGTAATTAGCATTTTCTAGGAATGACATTTTACATCCCAGAAAATCCCTACACTACTGGACTAATTGATTTTCCAGAAATGCAAGAACTTTCCCCTGCTCCTCTAAGTTAGTATTATTAAACTCAGTAATATAGGGCATCAGATCAAAGTTGGATAATAGATTACTATATTTAGTCTCTCGCCCTTTTAGGAACTGTTCAGACTGGTCGGAACCCCTATCCTTATATCGGGCTTCTAGGATCGTTTTAGGTGCTTTTAGGAAGACTACCTGTAGGTCGGTATTTGGGAGTCCCATAGCGAACTCTAGGAAGGACTGATTGAAGATTCGATCTCCCTCGAATAGGATATTAGACTTGGTTTCAGTTAAGAATCCTTGGGCGATGGGTTGAACAGCCATACTTAGACGATCTGTTCCAGCAAAAGTTTCCCCATCCTCATACTTTCCTAGCACATAAAGATCCAATTCTTTACAATACATTGCAGGAAGCATCTTCTTTGGCTCGACTTTCTCCCAAGTTTTACCTTCCATAAACTTACGGAATAGAGTTGTTTTACCTGTTCCTGGAGATCCACCTACAGCAATTAGTTTACGCATCTTTGGCTCTCCTCGAATCACTTGAATTGAAATAGTATCGGTTATACTAAAATTATCCTTAAGCATTTTTCACATCCTCAATTAACTTCTTTAACTCTTCCTCAGTAAATACCCATACACGACCGATGAAATGATGCACATCTGATTCTTTATCGTGTTTCCTTGTAAAGGACATTTTCTTAATTATATCTCTTGACGCATTCTTAGCCAAGTTTTCTTTAATCTCGTTTGCATAGTCTGGTGCAACTTCTTTGAGTTTCATCAACTCGTGTTCTTGCACTTTATGATCAACTACAACTTTATTAAACTCATACTTGTCCAGTAAGTTTTCAGTTATAACACCCATGGCAATAGATCCATATGTTCCATTACCACCATATGATGTTCCAACAGTGAGTGTTGATGATGTTGGAATTGTTATAGATCCGGTAGTAATCATATTATCACTCATGCGAATTGCTCCAGTCCTTCAAGTAGTGGTTCTTCATCGTTAAACATCCATTCTAAATTTTCAAGTTTACCTGTTCTTAAAAACGAACTAAATCTTTCTTTATCAATCCCACGTTTGTGATCAAGACGTAGATCAATTGACTCATTTCTGGCTTGCCATAGCACATCCCAGTCGATACCATACCATCCATCTCGTTCACATTGCATAATCTCTTCTGCTTGTCTATCAAGATAGTATCCAAGATAACGTCCATGATGTTCACGAAAGATTTTCTTAAATGAACACAGACAAGTTTCCATGGTAAAGTAATCTATCTGGTGCGCCAACTCTGGAAATCTCGCTTGCGCCTCGCAAAGAATCGCATAGGCTTGTGACTCAAGATTTGCATACTCTGCTGCAGTGAGTTTTCTATCCATATCGTCGTGTCTGCCGATGGCGCAAAGTAATCCATTACGATGAGAGCGAGAGCCATCATAATCGTCCAACATGAGAGAAGTAGGATTG